GCTGGCGCTCGCTCCTCCATACCTCTTGGCGATCGGAAACGTAATCGTTCCGATAAAAAAAAAGCAGTCACTAAAAAAATTAGCCCACTGCCAAAAGTGTCCAAAAAAAATGGACTTTCGCTAAAGCTGACACCCGAATTATGCCATACGTACCCAGGTAGTATGCTTTTCGCGAATTATAAAAAAAATATACATTTAGCTAACGCTGTAACGACAGTATTACCTAAATGTATATTTCTAACATAAGAAAAAATAAAGGTTTAGCCTAGAAGAGCAAACCCTGCCCTTTTAGACTAAACCCTATTCTGATGTCTGCATTTGAGATTATAAGTGTCAGACATCAACCGCTTATAAATCTTAGATGTTCATATCTTATTAGCCCGACCAAGAACATCTTTTAAGGGTCGGAATAAGGTTGTCGTTCCACTCGCTCTCGACAACTAGAGCTATATGCTATTAATATTTAATGACGATAATAGCAAGCGTCGGTAAAATTATTAGCCTTCTGCGCCGGCAGTTTCTACGGCTTCATCTTTAATGATTTCAATGCCGTTTTCACTGTTATCAGTGCTACCGAAGGATTTCTTCAAGCTACGAAGTTCGTCGCTAACACTAGCTTCCTTCCATGCTTCTTTGCCTTCATTTACGATAACTGCAGTAGCACCCATAGCTACTTCAGCAGTCTTTTTAAGACCACCAAAGATGCCTTTGGCACTAATGCCAACTGCACCGATGCCGACATCTTTCACAGTGTCAGCTTGGCGACCAACGAACTTAGTTGCACTTTTAACCCAGCCAGAGAACATAGTATTTCTCTTAACACGAGCAAAGGAATCAGTGATGTCCTTTAAGTGCTTGTCGTCGACTTCGACTTTAATACCGCCGTTGATATTCTCAACGGTGCCCTTATATTCAATAGTAATCTTCTCACGCATATATTCCAAGATACTGTCGTTATTATGTTTTAAGTTAAATTGAGCCATTGTGGGCCTCCTCTTTATTAATAAAAATAAAGGGGGCTAATGCCCCCAATGTTAGATAAGGTCTTCTGCAGACACTTCTTCCGTTTTAATCTCACGAATGAGATTAAGAGTACCATTAATGCAAGCCATACGATGCTTGCTGTTTGGAGTGTTCTTAGGGCGTAAAGCCTTAAGTTCACCATTAACTTCTGCGATTTCATAAGCATAGGAGCTTTGAACGCCGAATGCCAATTTAACGCCGTTTTCTGCAACGCCACGGTTAAATTTAACAACGTCGCCAGCAGACAATTCTACGCCTTCTGGCACTTCAAGAGCATAGGAATGTTCTTGAGACAAACGGCTGATGCGTAAGTGAACACCTTGTTGTTGAGCATCTTTCAATGCTAATGCAAGGCGTTTGAATTGTTCGCGGTCTTCCGCAGAGTCAGTTTCTTTCATTACATGGTCTGCAACCTTAGCAGGTGTCAAGCCATCTTTTAAGCCTTTCATGATAGAATAACAACGAATTGCAACCGCATCACTGGTTACAATTTCACCTGTAAACTGACCATATTTTACAGACTTATTAGCAAATAACTCAATTTCTTGAGCCAATGCGTTAGCACCCATACCTACATAGGATGCTCCTGTAGCTTCTACGCGTGCAGGTTTGGTGTCACGAACACCAGGAGTACCAGCAACTACTGCTGATTTCATGTTAGCCCAACCGTTAGCATTGGAGCCGAAAATGTAGGAAGTTACGTTTGCGAATTGTTTTTTGTTAGACATAATAATGTCTCCTTTCATTAAAAGTACCCTGACTGAACTTCTCAGGGTGAAAATAAAATCTCCTCTTGCACACACTTGCAAGAGATATCAACATTAGATAGGTCAATGCTTATCTAATGCTCATATCTCCCGCAGTCTTCACCGCGGAAGAAGAGGAGAAAAAGTATGAAAGGGACCTCCACACAGAAGGCCCCATGGAAGATTTCGGGGCGGAGCCCTTCTATTTCCCAAAAGGTATAAAACCTTATATCAACTACCGTAGATGCATATATTGAAGTTGTTATGTATATGTGTCTAATAAAGGGAGGTATTATGAGTACACTGCACCTACGGTAGCTTATATAAAGCTTTATATAGAATAAAATATGACCCTAGCTATTAATAGAGGGTCACAGGAGATTTCGCCCCGGAGGGGACACTAAAAGATGTTACCCTCCAGCGAAACCTTACAAAGCTTTATCGCTTATTCAAGCGATGTTGCAATACTGCCATTTTGACAGCACTGCCTACGGTCCAGCCCACTAAGAACCAGAACACATGGAATGTTACAGGGTATTCCGTATAAAACCCATTTAACCATTTTGTGAATTGTTTTTGCATGATAATGCCTCCATTAGCGATTAATTAAAATTAACAGTGTAATAGTAAAACTAATTACAAAACCTAGTTGAAATGCCAAAATCTTGTAGACGCTGGCACAATCTTCTCTAGCCTTATTAAGGCCTGTTATAGCTTCGTTTAACATGAGTGTCTCCTCCTTATTAGTCAGCCATAGCACAGCTTTGATAAGCTATTAATGTTTTGGATACAAATTCGTATCCTTGATGCTCTTTAAGAACATCGAATACTCCATCAACGGATTGAACGGAAATATATTCTCCTACTGGAGATTTTAGAACATAATTGTAAAGACCTGTGATAAACATAACTTTTTCTCCTTTCACAGATATGAATGAAATATGAGGTGAGATTGCCTCACAGAAAATTTCGCGACGGAGTCGCAAATAAAAACTTCAACAAGAGTACTATGCCGTAAATGTCGACATAGTATTTCCCATAGAAGATTTCGCCCCGGCGGGGCAGATACACACTAGTAAACTACTACAGCCGGATCGGCTAATACACAAGAAAAAAATATATTTCGCAGTAAAGACCCGAAGGGACACTGCCGAAATTAAGACAAAGGTGACAGGTGAGTATTCGACGACCAGAGACGCAGCAACGCGGGCCATATCCCAATGTTGCAAGCGTCGGAAGTCGAATACGGTGCCGCCCTCTCTTATTAGTATTATATATATTAATTAACACAATACTAATAAATATATATAAGGGCAGACACCTGTCACCGAACAATATTTATAAAAAAATAGCATTTAGCTACAGATATATAATCCATAACTAAATGCTATTATACTATTTAATAGTAGTAGCCTTTAATGCCATTCTCTTACGAGATATAGCAGAAGCTCTTACTACTAATTCACGACTTTCTTCAGCCGTAATTTCCTCACCCAATACCCAGGAAGCTATACTTCCTTTATAGTATTGGTTGGGTCTTTTGAATTCAACATCAAGACCAACACCATTCTCCATAGTATCTATAACTGTAACGTTATAAATACCACGAGAATTTAAACCTAAATTTAATGCTAAAGTAGAAACTGTATTCATGATAATACCTCCTGTGAATACAAATACAAAAATGAGGGCTAATTACCCTCATAAGACATTTCGGGGCGGAGCCCAGAAACATACAAATTATTAAATACTTATATAGGACTTGCCCCGCAGGGGACTCTCCGTCAGGAGGCCCCCGGCAGGGATAATTTCCGTTAGAAAATTTCTCTATATAAGTATAAATAGAACTGTCGGGCCCTCGCTCTACTAAGCAACTTCTTTGAATAATGCTAGAGAGGAGGACCCGAAGGGTAATTATTAATCTAATACTGTAAGCATCATAGCTACAGATTTGATTTCCTTACCCTTCTTTTCGAACTGATTAAAGCACATATTATCGATATGTACTTTAACTTTTGCTTCACCGTAAGACTCCATGATCATCTTACGAATTTCAGTGGATAAAGATACTCCGCATAATTGCGCATATCCGTTTCCTTTTAAAGATTTGACGAAGATACCGTCAGATGGCGCTTTGCCATCCAATCCTTTTGCTTTAATAGCTTTGGCTACAGAGCCAGCCATCAAAACGAATTCTTCGTATCTAATAGTTTCGCCATCAGCACCATCCATACGGAATCCTTGTGCTGTTGCTACTTTTGATGCAGCATTAGCGAAGTCATTGGATTTTACTAGCAACTGTTTTTTAGGACGGTCAAGTTCCATACCATCGAGTGGAGTTACGATGATATACAAGCTACCATTTTCTCTGACGAATAGCTCGTAAGATCCGTTTACTGTAGGATCACAGAACAAATATTCATCGGAGCTTAAGCCTTTGTTGAAGAATACATATTCGCCTTCCTCTTCTGTAAGGCCTGTTGCTGGTTTATAGGCATCAGCTGCGCCTTTAAAACGTGGAGTCACTTCCACAACACGAAGAGACTCTAGTTGCTTCTCTTCAGAAGCGTTATCCCATGCATAATGCACGAGATCTTTTTTAAGGCAGACGGATCCATAAATGAATCCGACTTCACGTGCAGCCTTATACACGTTAACCTCATCTGGATTTATGTTCATACCCCAGACAAGCATATTGCGGACATAGCCTGCAATTTTACCCATCGGAGAGCTCATTAGCTCTCCTTTAATATTCTCATTTGAAGATTTTCGAATATCCTCAATGAGTTCATTAATGTAGCCGGTTAAACCTTTTGCTACACTAACTTCTTTTTTAAGATTAATGCCGTGTTTATCTACGGCAGTCTTAAGATGGCATAGAGCTTCTAGTGCCACCTCATTTTGGATTTGGTAAAGACCGGAGTCAATACCAAGAGATTTAGTTTGTTGTTGGTTTTTGTTGTTCAATTTCATTTTGATTCTCCTCTTAAATATTCGCGACCGATTTTTACTGCGTCGCTTAAAGACAGAACACCATTGTCGAGATCCAATTCTATGCAAGCATATTGTTTACGACGCATAGAATGGATCCCTTTTAACATGTCACCGATTGGGTCAATAGCTGTTCCTGGACCAGCTTTTGCCATATCGATGATGTGGCCGATAATGCTTGGTGCAATGATTAATACATCGACCAAGTAGTTCAGGATTGAATTGTCGTCCATGCTTGAGGATACAAAGTCTTTAAGCATGGATTCTACCACTTCTGTACAACATTCATCTTCATGAATATCTGTATTTGCTTGGAAGTGGCGTTGATATACTGGCTTAGACATATCAATATCTAACTGAAGATTCTTGCGAATAATATCGCAAGATTGGTGAAATACGATTGTTCCTCGTGTCCCAACAATTTCTAGGACTAAGGAAGATTTATTCACGTATTTACCAACATTCATGTCAGTTAAGCCAGACACAAACACGTTCTCGATAAACTCACTGTAACTTGCTGCTTCAAGTAAACCTTGAGCAGCACTTTCAGACTTGATGCCAACCATATAATGGACCTTGCTATCATATAGATCAGCATCACTACCAACAAGCCACAAATGCTTGTCGGTATCATGATCTGAGCCACCTTGACTCATCTTGAAATATTCGCTGCCTGTGCAAATGAACCCGGAAATCGGGATCATTTTTAATTCATCTAAGGCAGCACTAACTAAACCTTGAGCTAACTTTTCAAGGTTTTTTACCACGCCTTTGGACGCTAAATATTTCATAGCATCTTTGACGTATTCGTTATATCTGTTATTTAACAGATTAACGAAATACTGTGCTGGAAAGATCACAGCATTATAAGACTCCCCTGCGTGAGGGAATCTTATTCCTTCAGCCTTAATACCAAGGCCAAGGTTAAGGCATAATTCCAACAATGCCTTATTGCTATCTGCAGCGACAAGCTCTTCTTTAACTTCTGTAGATATTTCTTCTCCAGTCACATCTACAGCGCGATATCCGCACTTTTTAAGTGTGCGGACAAATTTGGCATTAGATATACCAACTTGGTGTTCCTCTACCAAACGAGTGCTGGAAATTTTTAATATAGGATCTACCTCTGCGGTAGCCATAAAGCTACCGCAATTAGAGTCCCATTTAGAGTCTTCGAACATTTTGTTCAAAGCCTCTACGATGTTTTTGGTAAAGCTAATGCCAATTTGAGCATCTTCTTGAAGTAGCTCTGGCATAAGAGCAACAGCCCTATCAACTTCAGAGCCGTGATAGTTACCATGGAAATGTGCTTCAATTTTAGAAGCAATTTCCTTTTTGGCAACGTTAACAATATATTGTCTATTTAACTTTTTATTCATGTTTATTTTCTCCTCTCATGAATAATAACAAAACTCCTACACAACATATTGACAATGTTGCGTGGAGATCCTCCCACGAGTCTCGTGGAAGAATTGTAAAATACGCCATTCCCATGCTTTAGGAGATGGCGCCAATTCAGGTGTACGTTTCATGCCATTCTCATCAGTAATGGCTAAAAGCTTACCAGAAGGATTACCAAAGAAGGCAACATTATAATTGCCTTTCTTATAGTATTCACTAAATCTTTCGGCATGGATAACGCCATTTTCCATGCTATAAACCTTCACATCCTCCATGGCCAAAAAAGCTTGTTTCCAAGCTTCCATTGATTTACCATGGAGCGGTTGGCTACCTACCTTAATTGACAAAGCCGTAATTCGCATCTGATGATACGATGGCTTTGATGTTGGCATACTATACGCATCACAAAACCATTCGTGGTTGTGATACGCCATTCCGTCATAGGAATCGCCAAAATCGGTGCTGTCTAATTTTGGAACTATAGCAATACAGTCCTTAGACAAATCAATATCTATAGTTTGTGCTGGTGCAGCAAACAAACCTACATAGGTATTTAATTTTTGTGCCTTGCCCGGCGTAAGGGCAATAGCTGTGAAATCTTGAGCACATAATGCTTGTACTCTTGCTTCGAAATTTTCTTTTTCTGATGAAAATACCATGACTATCATCATCTGCCTAATCATAGATGGTGATAGTTGCAACGCGTTGAGATAACGAAGCAATGGATGCTTCTTTGTCATTTCTAACACACTAACAACATCTTGGACTTTCCTCAAATGAGAAAAATCCAATTTACAAATACCTGGTATATAAGCATTCGTATCGACGAACACCTTATTCTCCCATCTAATATTATCAGATGGACCATCCAAGCAAATGATACCGGTAGCAATAGATGCACGGATAGTATCTCCATGCTCTAAGATACCGGATACTGGCAAGCTAGATATGCTTGCATGAGCAAGCGGTATCTTTGCTTTACCCTTCAACTCAAACGTAAACGAGGATACATTGGCAGTTTCAAACTGCTGCAATGCACCCAAGTCTTCCATATAATTATGGAAGACAGTTTTTGTTGCTTCTTGAGCAACTAATTTTAATTTTAAATTTCTTGGAACCATGTTATACCTCCCAGAATAACATTAAAATAAAAATAGTTTAATGTCATTTCGGACAATATGTATAACAGATTATTTAATTTGTTTTAAATCTGTTATATGTTCGAAAGTATTGGATGCAGCATGATTCTCACGCATCCAGGCTTTAGCATGCTCTAAGCCATTAAAGCCTTTGAACTTTGCTGATTTTCCATCGGTGAGTTCTTTACAGCGAGCCCATTTCAAAACGAATCCAGTGTATTCCACGCTAATCACAGCGTAGAAGTTTTTGTTCTGCCCTTCCGGACGAACAAAAGCTTGATCTTCTTCAGCCTTAGTATTTGTTGAAGATTTCTCCGCTGCTTTTTCAGCAACAGCTTGGGCTTGGCGTTTTACTTCATTCCAAGCCCAGTACGTCATATTGTACTCTTTAACAGTACAAGTCTTCTTAGACATATGGTTAACTGGAGCTATGAATGATAACAATCGATCATTGCTATCTTTTACTAATGCTATTCCATGACATGTTGTTATAGCAATGTTTTTAAAACCAAGACCTTTATAGAAAGCTTTAGCTTTTTTACCTCCGTCAATAACGGATGTATACTCTTTTTTACCGGAGAAAGTTTCTCCAGCAGAGTTTAAAATACCAAATACAAAGAATTTTTTTAAGTTTGTTGTTGCAGTCATGATGACCTCCCTTGCCTTATGGCACAAATAAAAATAAAGGGCATAATATATCCCTTATATAAGAGCTATATCTCATATATAATATAGCTCTTATATAAAGAATGAGTTAGTATTTATATAGCGTCCTAACTCACGACGCTCTCCTTAATAGTTCTCTACTACATTATATATACTATATACAATGTAAGAACTATTAAAGAAATTGCCCATACTAAGAACAGTATGAACATAACTATAACCTTGTTCATAGCTATCACCTCCTTTGCTATTGCTCAAGGTTATAGTGCTATAGTTTATAGTCATATAGCTGGACTTGGTAACAGCACTGATCTTACTTATAGATCGGTACTGCTACCTTATCTCCTGGATGGATAAGATAGCTATTTGCACCTCCTTCCATCTTCTTACTTTCGCTGAGAGAATAGCTCTCAGCGTCTCTAACATCGAAGGATACATTACTTCCTTGGTTAGCTTTAAGAATGATGTCGTCGAGAGTGTCTCCACTCTTGACTATATAAAGTTGGTAATGGTGTGGTTGTTGCCATACCAATTCTGGTGCAAATGTTGCACCTAATACTACTGTTGCTGCTAAGATTGCTGCTGTGAATTGTTTTTTCATTTTGTTTTCCTTTCCTCCCATCAATTAGATATAGACATTGTGAAGGAAGTGTTTTGTTTTACACAATGTCTTTATTAAACTGACCCCATCACAATGATGAAGGTCATGACCAATCGACCATCGTTCGCTCCAAACACCACCTAGAATCAAAGGCGGGGGGGCGAACTTTGGTCGATAGGCCATATATATATAAAACACTTACCCCCTCACAAAAAATCCTAACTTTTGGCCCTATATAGAAATTTTCTGAATAAACTAAACTAACTAAGAATACTTATTTATTTTCCTATTAACCTATTACAAAATATTTCATAAAAATATACCGACCACAATTTACATCCTTATGGCGAACATATATTCGATAAAAATAACAAAAAAAATAAGAGCCCCATTAAGGACTCTTACTTATAACTAAGAAAGTTCGTTATGAAATCTTTTTTGACGAATGTCTTAAACTCTTTGAACGTCGCTTCTTCGCATTTTTTATCAATAAATTCTTTAGCTAAATACTTTGCTTGTTCTTTAAATAATAATATCTGAATCTCGCCGCGTAACGTATGAATCTCGTAATCGATATGTTCGTAATTACGAAGTGATAGAAATTTAATTACGGCGATAAAGATATATTTCTTACGTATGTCTTCGACGTGCAAGCCTGGTTGTTCATATAGATAATTACCGACGATATCGTATTTAATAATTTCTTTAATGTTATTTTTTTTAAATCGAGTAAAGAACGTGCTAAACGACGGATAATACATATCGACTAACGTGTCGATATAATTATTAATCGACAAGTTTATCTTTGCCGCCATCATTACCTGATGCCCCCATTAATAGTAATAATACTAATTCATCGATAAATAGTTTATAAGCTTCTTCTTGATTTTGTGGTTTCTTTTCGAGAATCATTCGTTCGATTAAATCAGTTTTAATCGACATATTTTCGATTTTTTTAATACTATTAACGATATCGTAAGACTCGAGAGTATAAGCAATAATATAGTCGTCGGGAACACTACTCTTTAAAAAAGATGGGTGCACTT